GACGTGGTGTGATGAGTATGATGCTGGCACGGGTGTAGACAGCGATTTTAGACGATGGCATGTTGAGTTTGGCGAGGGCATGGTATGTGAAGATGCTTATGATGTTATACAATTTGAATGGGAACAGGCGGCACTTATGTTTGCCTTAACTTTTGAGACCTTATAATGTGGGATAAAATTAAAGACCGGTATATAACTTGGCGCACTGGCAAACCTCGTCAGGTACGTGAGTTTGAAGCATGGGCAGATGTTGCTGTGATCAAACGTGCTAGCACAGCACAGGCCATGTTTAGGAACTTTGATTATGTGTTTACAGTTGACTACAAAAAGTTCTTCTTTGACGCTGGTATGTTTTTGGAATTAGATCCAGGTACTAAACCATATATGTTTCCACAGCGTGAGTTAGGTGATAACTTAGTCTATGCTCACCTACGTGGTAATGATCCGGGCAATGGTATATTTTATATTACAGACTTTGGCACTGAAGATAGACTTTATGTTGCCACAAACAACGGCAAGGATGCTACTATGATAGCATTATTATATTCATGAGCATATTAGATGGCGCCAATGGACGTAAGTTTATAGCATCAGGGCCGTTTGATCACGAGATGCCCTATTACTATATAGTAATAGCAGATATTAGCCATTGGATGAAGAATGAAAAGGCCATATATATGTGGATGGATGAGAATTTACCCAAGGGTAGACTACATCAAGAGGGTATGACCGTGGCATTAGAAACAGAAGAACAACTAACAGCATTTTTATTGAGGTGGGGTTAGTGCATTGTTTGTTCTAGCAAGATTTCAGGATTTTCAATTCCGATTGCTTTAAATATAGCTAGAATTTTTTGGCTATATTCAAATTGATCTTCTACCGGAAACATTATATTCTTCAGAGTGCCATCAGCTTTAACGACAAATACATAATCGTCGTCTGCTAATTCGCCTAATTCATCTTCTAAATTTAAACTTATTTCTTCGTCTAACTCATCGATGATTTTTGACATTGATACTCTCCTGGTTAACTTGTAGCTTGTGGGCTTCCGCCGCTTAATTGTGAATTTAATTCTGCTTGTATACTAGGCATTGCAGCAACAACAATATTGCCAAATGCACCTTTTAAATGAGCCACTATAGAATCATACGAGCCAGATATCACAACCTGATAAGGTGGAAAATTGCCAGGTGGCGGTGAAGCCACATTGCCATTCGTTACAGTGTATGTGATATTAGTATTAGAAATTGCCACTGCATCTACGGTTCCATACCCCGGAGCATCGGTTCGATCAATTCTTCTAGAAACTGTAACTGGAAAATTTACATTCGTTTTATTTGGAGTATCTGGTGGTGGTGTAGTATTAATCGGTGCAATACCATTATCTTGTAATAGTTGTTTGTTGCGACCTTCTGCCAAACTAGCTTTGATACTTTCGCCGTATGGTGTATTAGGATTGGCTAGATTATGCAATACATCACCTACTCCACTACCACTAGTATCTGCACCAAATTTATGTAGATTTTGTGCAAAATTCATTGAAGAGCCAAGTGTATTTTTCACTGGACTAGTAAAATCAACTCCAGCTGTTGTAAATAGGCTTTGCGCATTACTAATTGATGCTGTTAGTGCTGATATAGCTGTTGCTGGATTAGATCCAACTGTTTGCAAGAAACTAGTAATGCTAGGACCACCAGCTACATGTTGTGTAAAGTCATGCATACTTGGTAGACCTTTAGGGCCAGTGCCTGTTCCGGTCATAGAGTCAATTGTGCTTTGATGACTGGTTATTAATCCACTTAGACTAGGAAATGCCGCAGTGGTCAACGGGGTTGCTGGAGTTTGTATTTGATTAAACAATGCAGGTGCTTGACTAGCATCATTTAGTATACTAGCACCGAGATCAGTTAAGTGCGTAGTTAATGCACTTGTGCCCCCGGTCAATCCCGGTATACTCGTCGATGGTACCAGTTTAGTGGGATCAGCTAGGGTAGCCAAACTTACTACGCCACCTTCAACTTTTGCTGTTAAACTTGTTTTAACATCAGCTAGACTAGTTAGTATTGCGCTATAATCAGTTTCTAGTCCTGATACATTAGTGCTGGTTAGTAAATCAGATATATCGTTGTATACTGCATCATAATTACCAGAAGTGCTAAATGCACCTTGGGTACCTGATACACTATAGATTGTGTTAACCGCAGATGATGCTGTGCCTGTGATATTGTAAGTAGCTCCAGTTCCGCCAGGACTAATAACCTGTGTAACAGTAATAGGAAATCCACCATTCGGAGCACTAGATGTATTGTTAATAGTTTGAGAACTTGTGTCATACAAACTACTATCGTCTCCATTCCACTCAGGCAAACCACCCGGTGGGCTGACATTGAATTGATCAGCAACTACATTCACTGTAGTAGGATCATTGATAGTTGCTAGGCAGTTGTTTATTTGATCTTGGTAAACAGGATCATCTATGTTGTTTAGGTCAACACCATTGTTAACCAACAGTTGATTTACCTTGGTAGCATTGGCCAAACTGTTGTTTTGTAATGATTTAACCAGGCCAGTTGCTGTGCCAAAGTTTGATAAATTAACTCCACTATACATACTACCAGTGCCTGCCATGAGTGCGCCCGCAGAAGGTAGATTACCCAGGGTGTTGGTCATACCACGCTCTGCACTACTGCCCATGTCAGTGATGCCCGGACCCAGATCACTGTAATTTAAATTGGCCATGAAGTCGGTGCTGTTACGCAGATCAGTAGCAGTTTGTATATGCCCATGAGCTTGATTTAAGAAATCACCAAATGCGGCATGGTTTGGACTGCCGCCAAATCCCAGATTAGATTGAAAACTAGTTAAAGAAGCTATGGCTGCGTTAGCTTGAACATTAGCTGATGAGTTGCTATAGGCAATATTGCTTAATTTTGTCAGTGTATCCTGTACCGGCTGTGCTATTTGTAATGCCGATCCTTGATTAATACCCAGCATGGCAGTAAACGTGCTAGGAGTAAGTCCAGACGACGGAGTAGCTAAGGTAACATTAAGTCCTTCTGTTACGCTAGTGGCTGATTTAGCTGATACAAGAATGTCTGACGCCATAGTTCTATTACCTTAAGTTATAATACCACCGGCGCCTACTGGTTCAATGCCTGTTGTTGTTGCAATGTAATGATTTTCCATTTTTTCCATTGTTGGTGCATGCATCATCACATGTGACTTTGCTAGGGTTATACTCTTATTTAAGTCACTAGTAAATATACTCTGTAATAGACCTATACCCTGATGGCTAGGCATTACTGTGCATGGTTTGCCAATAGTGAAACTGTCAACATCTTCAGCTATTATTTTGGCAACAATTTCATCGCCGTTGACTAGTTTAAAACTTACAATTTGATCTTTTGTATAACCTTTATTTGCTAGCATTTGTTGCTCCTATGCGTTCTTGAATTTGATCAGCGTTTAACTTTGCCAATCCTTGATATCCACCTTCTACTAACAATTTACCATTGTTGTAGATCTGTGGTGCTGTGCGGTGACCTTCATTGATCAACCATTCACGTGCTACTGGATCCTCATCGATTTTAATTTCTTCGAATTCAAATCCGTTAGTTTTTAGATAGTGCTTGGCTTTGTCGCAAAATGGACAATTATTTTTTGAATATACTGTTAACATCTTTTCTCTCTTATAAACTTGGTAATTCATCGTAGTCAATACTATCGCCCATAACACCAATGACATAGTTAGTTGACTCTGATTCTTGTAGGGCTGTTTGTTTCTTGCTGGTATCGCTGTGCTTGTTAAACCAAGGAATAGGTGTAGTCTTTGGTGCTGGGCTTTGATACTTAATACCAATAGCTTTTAAGGCATCTACGGCTGTATAATCAACAAAATCCTTTAAAATATTAGCATTTAAGCCAATAACTGGGCCTTTTTGGAATAGATAATCAGCCCACTCCTTTTCTTCTTTGATCACTGACAAATACATAGCATAGACTTCTGCTTCACACTCTGCTTTAATGTCAGTAAAGCGTGGATCTTCTTTGACCACTTGATTGATCAGGAACGCTGTCCACTCTTTATGTAATAGTTCGTCTTGTAAGATCAAGCTGATAATGTTACCATTACCAATAAAGATTTTATTCTCAACCATGGCCAAACTAGTAGCAAAACTAACCATAAAGCGGAATGCTTCTAGACCGTAGCTGGCATGTAAGGCTAACCAAATAGCTTTGATATGCTCACGCTCAGTGATGTTTTCACCTAGTTCTTTGCGACAGTTAATAACATGCAAGGCATCATAGTAATTGCCAATGGTACTGGCCATGCCTACAATTTCTTCAGTATCGTGGATAGTGTTGAATACATCTTTAGGCACATTGTAAATATTACGGATAATATGACTATAGCTCTTACTGTGAATATTAGTTTCAAAGAAACTCCAATTGCTGATAAGTGCTTCTAGTTCCGGGATACTCACCACTGGGCCGAATACTTGATTAGGTGCGCGGCCTTGTAAACTATCTAGGGCTGTTTGACGTAATAGGTTGCTGGTAAAGATATGCTTAACTGCATCACTCGCATCTTTAAAATCATTAGCATCTTTAGTTAGACTAACTTCTTCTGGTTGCCAAAAGAACCCCCTGGCTGTGGTTTCAAAGTTAGCAACTTTGTTATACTTAACTTCTTCAAAGCGTTGGATAGTTACAGGACCTGCCGGATCAAGGAACATCTTACGTTGTAGATAGTTTGTTTTGGTTAATAAATTATATTGTTCTTTACTCATTGATTCTTTTTCCTGTAATCTTCTATTGCACTTTTGATAGCATCTTCCGCCAAGACTGAGCAGTGTATCTTTACTGGCGGTAGGGCAAGTTCTTCAGCAATCTCGCTGTTCTTAATTGCTTGAGCTTGGTCAAGCGTGCGGCCTTTAAGCCATTCAGTAACGAGGCTCGAACTAGCAATCGCACTTCCGCATCCGTAAGTTTTAAACTTAGCATCAGTGATAATGCCATTATCAACCTCTATTTGTAATTTCATCACATCACCGCAAGCAGGCGCACCTACCATACCAGTGCCTACTTTAAGAGAGTTTTTATCTAAACTACCTACATTGCGTGGGTTTTCATAATGTTCTAAAACTTTTTCAGAATAGGCCATTACAGTTTACAGCTTTCGCAGTCCTCTTCAATAAATTCTTCTACTTGACCAGTTTGTAGTGGAGTTGCTTCTACATCTGCTTTTGCGCCTTTCTTGTTGATCAAGCTGTAGTAGAATGTTTTCAATCCCCATGCATGTGCCTGCATCAAGTTTTTAGCAATAAGTGTAGTTGGTACTTTACGATCTGCCCAGTGTGCTGGATTGTAGAATGTATTAGTTGAAATACTTTGATCTACATAGGCCGCAATAACAGCCGCAGTTTTCAAGTAAGCATCACAGTCTTTTTGTTCCCACATCAATTGATATTTGTTTTTCAATTTATGATATTCTGGAACTACTTGAATAAACGAGCCTGCTTTACTTTCTTTAACTGAAATCAAACTCATTGGCATTTCAATACCGTTAGTTGAGTTAATAACAACACTAGAACTTTCGACTGGTGCTACAGCCATTAAAGTAGCATTACGCACACCATATTGTTTAACATGTTCACGTAGGCCTTCCCAATCCAACTCTGGAGTAAAGTCAGCAAGTTCATTAACGCCATTAGCACGTAGTTCCCATGGAAAAATACCCTGTCCATAACGTGTCTTAGCTGAGTCTAAACAAGCACCGCGTTCACGTGCTAGTTCTGTAGTTGCTTCTGTTAGATAAAATGCCTGATGCTCCATCCATGATTTAACTTCTTGTAGGGCATCCTTTTCACCGTATTTAAAGCTACGTTTAGCATGCCAATAGGCCAAGTTAGTAATACCAATACCCAAAGGTTGGATTTCATCGTTGCTTAACTTAGACTGAATAGATAAAAAGTCTTGATAGTCTAAGATATTACATAGGCTACGTTGTAGAATACGGCAAGCACGGCGCATGTCTTCTGGGTTACGGAAAGCACCCCAGTTAATTGACCCAAGTGTGCAAAGAGCAATACGGCCACTATCATCATCGAGACGCTTAAATGGTTTAGTAGGCAATAAAATCTCACAGCAAAGATTACTTTGATAGATAGTATGATATTCCGGATCAAACGGTCCTTGGTTCATTACATTGTCAATAAACACTAGATAGATACGTCCAGTATCTGTGCGCTCTTTTAAGATACCGCCTTTGAATACTTCTTCTGCCGACATTACTTTCTTACGTAGACCGCTTTTCTTTTCATACTTAACATACAGTTCTTCAAACAGTTTAGCATCTTTGTAAAATGCTTCATATAGGTCAGGAACTTCATTAGGATCAAAGAATGTTATGTTTTCTTTGTTTTTGAAGCGTCTCCAGAAGAACGCCGACAATACGACACCATAGTCCATGTGACGAACACGAGTTTCTTCAGTGCCCTGATTATTTTTAAGCACAATAAGATCATCAAACTGGTGATGCCATATTGGATAAAACACAGTAGCTGACGCATTTCTAATACCACCTTGTGAACATGAACGTAAATCACCAAACCACTTCTTAAGGAAAGGAATCATACCCGTGTGCATGATTTCCCCGCCTCGTATAGGACTTCCCAATGGACGTAGTCGACCTATCTCTAGACCAATGCCAGCACGTTTGCTAGCATACTTGGCCATCATTTCTCCTGAAGCAAAGATGCTATCCAAGTCGTCATCACTGCGAATAAGCACGCAAGAGCTGAATTGTTTTGTTGGAGTGCCCAATCCAGCAAGCACAGGAGTAGCAAGAGTAAACAAACCATCACTAGCCGCATTGTAATATTCCTTGATAAATTTTAATCTTTGATTTGTTTCTTCTTTGTGCATGACCGTTGCGGCTGCAATCATATAACGAATTTGTGGAGTTTCATAAATTTGTTTGGTACTGCGGTTACGCACAAGGTATTTCTCGATTAATTGTTCAATCGCAGCATATGAATACTCTTCGTCTTTTGCATGGTCAAGAAGATCATTCATCTTGTTCCATTCTTCTTCTGTGTACCACGTAAGCAACTCTTCTGTGTATAATCCTGTGGCCACATTAGTCTTAACAATTTCGTATAGGTGCGGAGGATTATAGTCACCGTAGACATCTTTACGCAGCATGCTCAGACGCTGTTTACCTGCTACATACTGATAGTTTACATGCCCAACATCTGGATTATGTTCTACGTCAATAAGATCAACAATAGCTCGAAGTGTTAGTTCATCAATTTCTCTAGTGCTGATACCATCGTAGAAGTGTGGCTGTGCTTTGATCTCAATCATACTCTGACTGACATCTGCAATACCTGCACATATTTTAGTAACCTGCGCTTGCCATTTGCTAACGTCTAAAGGTACACGTGCTCCACTGCGTTTAGTGACTTGAATGTTGCTCAACTTGAATGCCTCTTTTTAATATTTGTTTAATGCTAAATCTATACTTGAATATTGATACAGTAATTTTAACTGCTTTTTTTCTATTTCATTTGTATTTACTATCGCGTAAGGATAGAAATTAAGAATATATTTTCCATCAGCTAACCAAGCTACATTGCTTCGCTCTTTGGTTTGATAGTCATAATAGACCCGAATCTCAGGATTTAAATTTTTATGACTAGTAAAATATATAGTATATACTATTCCTAGAGCTTTTGCAACGTCGCAATAGTAATTTTCGGCTAACAATGTCCATGGATCTGGCCATTCTGTGGTATCATCTGGAGTCAAATAATACCCTACTCCCGGAGCTCGACTCCAGAATTGATTTAAACATTCTACAGCTTGTTCTATAGGCAAAGTGTCTAATGTTCGGCGAAGTTCTTTCCACTGCGTCAGTCTATCATTAACTCGCAGATTCCAAAAATTTTCCAACATATTATGCTGTCGCGATAGTGTAAGTTAGGTTTGCTGAAAACCCGGTGCTGGTTGTTGTGTATGTTACTGCTACATTGGTACCATAGGTAGTAAACCCAAATGTAACTCCTGTATTAGCAGTCTCATCATATTCATCATCATAAGTAGCAGTGCCGTTATAATTTGTTATTTTGAGTGTACCAACACGTGCTGTGGTATTTCTAACAATATTATAATTAATTCTAGCCGGAATCATTGATTGAGTAATAATTCCCGTGTTGCCTGAAGAATTATCTGCTAATACCACTGTCGCAGGTGTTATGCTAGCGATAGTTGATTGAATTGTAGCAATATTGGCTTGTATATTAGCAATGTTGCCTTCGATGATGGCTATAGCCATTTCAGTTTGGCCAGCACTGAATTCAGTAAGCAATTCAGTAACTCCGCCTGGGTTAGGGCTACCTTCAGCTGATGTTCCATTACCAATATACAGTTGTCGTGTGTCGATACTCCAGCCTAACTCGCCGCTGTCTAATTGTGGGAGTTGTTCGTTATATCCACGTCTTACTTGTATTTTTGAAATTTGTATAACAGCCATGTTCTCAACCTTAACTATATTTTATATTTAGCTGAGTTTGTAATACTGTTCAACTCTTTCTAACCACTTGTTAGTCCACTTTTCCCACTCCGCACCTTCTACAGTCCACGTTTGAAATTCAAATGCTTGGCTACAC